AATGGCCGCTGGTGAGGCAACTCCTGTATTATCAATGAGCTTTGAGACCACACGGTTCCTGGGCCAGGATTATGTCAGCACTGAGCAACTGCAAGCGGCAATGGCTGCTACTGAACGCCGCGCTGCTGCAACAGGCGCTAAAGCTGGTGCTGCTAAAGTAGCATCACAGATGCGTAATTCACCCGGTTACCGCAGGCAGGTAGGTCTACGATGAGCCTTTTTATTATTGGTAACTTCATCACGTTTACGGATGGAGCAAACAACACCACAACAAGATGGCAAAATTTCTTTACAGAAGGCACTGTTGCATTTAATGGTCAAAACTACCCATTGCTGCCATTTATTTACCGTGGCGCACAAAAAACTAAAAGCGGCGATAATATAAGCAGCCAATTATTATTTCCAGCAAACCCGATTACTTTGAATTGGGTGCAAGCTGCTGTCAATCAATACTGGCGTGTGCGTGTTGAAACATATACCTTAACCGATAGTTATACAGCTAAACAATTAATTGGTGATGAACTTTGGATGGTTACCGGACTTGGGTATAACACGCAAGCAGTAGAATTAGAATTGAGTTCGGCATTAGATGCAGTTGGAGCACAAGCACCTAACTCTCGCATCACAAATGAGTTGGTCGGGGCATTGCCAAGTACCGGGGCAATTCGCTCCAGTTGATTTAATTGGCATTCCATATCGACTTGGCGCTGACCCATTAAAACACGGCGCCACTGATTGCGTTAATCTATGCCGCACGGTTTTAGCGTGGTACGGTATAAATACACCAGCACCAACACGGCAGTGGTATCGGCGGCTGCGTGATGGTGATACCGCCGTATTCTGGGAGGAGCTAGAATCATGGGGATACCGGACCACAACAGCAGCAGCAACGACCGTAGCACTGCTGAAGATAGGGACGGGTTATGGCCTAGCGGCTTATTACGAGGAAGGATGGCTTTATTGCAACGCCCAGATGAACCGCGTGGCATGGTCCCCATTCGTCAGTATCGAGGCGGTTTACTGCCCTGGGAAAAGCAATTAATTGATGCTTTAGGGTTGACGATAGAAGAATATAAATGGTATGCAAATCAAGTAGCTAATCACCGGCCTGAACGCAGCGCAGAATATGACATAGTGCCGCATGTGGTATGTGACCCAGTAACAGTTAGCATTGTCACCACAGTAGTAGGCGCTGGTCTTAGTTTTGCTGCATCCGCATTAGCGCCAAAACCTAAATTACCTAAAAGAGCAGATCCAGGCCAAGCGCAAACACCAGACGTAACAGGCGCAAGTGTTGCAGGCGAAAATAGATTTGTTAGTGTTGATGGCTTCACGTCAGTGCAGCCACTGGCGCGTTTAGGTGATGTAATACCACTTGTATTTGCAAACCAAGAGACAATTGGCACAACTACTTATGGCGGTGTGCGAGTTGATACAAAGTTATTATGGTCGCAATTATTAAGTATGGGTGATGGCCAAGAGCTATTAACCATTCTTCTTGCTGGCAATGGTGTTATGCCAGCCGCAAGTGCATTAAGTATTGAAGGCTTTGCCGTTGGTGATACTTTACTTAGAGGTTATGAAACAAATAAATTTGCAATCTACTATAAGCGTGGCGTTAGCGGTGAAGGTAGATTAATTGAATCAAACAAAATAGCAGGTGAATTAAAGCCACGATACCCAGATGTATTTCTTGCTGAATTAGGTGGCGCTACACCAAAACCTATTTTTAGCGGTGTTCGCATCCCAACTACATTATCTGTATTTGGTATCTATGAACCACTAAGGAATGGGCAAGATTATAGATTGCCATACAAACGTGTGCGTGTTAGTTATCCGCCACAACCAGGCAGGTCCGCCGAAGAACTGCAAGCATGGGAACGTGAGCAGAGATCAGCTATTCGTGCCGATATTGAAAGAAATAAAACTGAATCACACTTTTCTTGTAAAACTGGCATACAAAGCGTAAATGGTATTACAACTAACGACCCATCAGGTTTTAGAGATATGCTAGGCATCCAACCTGGCAGTTTAATTGTATTCGCAATTTACGGAAGTGGCACACCAAATAATTTTGATTCGTTTGGGGTGAATGATATTATTGCTAAAGATGATAATTACCGCCGTACTGCCGACGATGTACTGGTTATAGGAGAAAACTATTTTATTGGTGGAGTTGAAACAACTTGTATTGGTTCATCACCAGAGACTGCAACATGGTCGGAAGGCACTCATAAATCATATACGTTTAAGGTGATACGACGTGGCAATATGCGGATTGTATCAGATTTTGCTGCTACTCATAGTCCTGATTTCCGTGGTAACAATCTTGGTGGCCGCGTTAATCCTACAACAGGGCCGTCAATTTGTAGAGTAGCGACAGGCCATATTACAACAGCAAGGAAGTTAAATCAAATTGAAATAGGCATTAAATCACAAGTATGGAAACGCTTTAGTGGCTTTACAAATTTTGCAAGTTTACCGGATGAAGGTACACTTGTGGAGCTTGAAAAAGGTGGCGGTAGTTTTAATATTGGCACGTATAGTGAATATGGGTTGCGGTATTCGTTCTTCCGCATCCAAGTGCGTGAACGTGGTACAGAAGAATACCATGACCTTGAGCCAGAAAATGGCGCTTTATTTGCAGTAAAAGGTCGTACCCCGGTTGACCAATATAATTTTGTACGTATTAAATTTCCGCGTACAGATATTGAATATGAAGTTAGGTGCCGTCCTGTACCAGGCAATGTATTTATTACATATACTAGATTCACAGGTGCCCAGACTTGCATTCTGGATGCACGTTCCGGCGGATTGCAAACACACACAAGCACTGTAGCGCGATTTGGTACATTTACTGTTAGCTACAAAGGTTACCGCGAAGAGATTACAAGCAGTAAAGCAACTAACCCAGTTATGAATAGCCCTCAAGGTACATTAGAAGAATTTGATGCTGCCGCTGATATTTATATGTATGACGGTCAAGAAGGCAGCCACCAGAATGGCCCTGAGCACCAGATTGTATATGTAAATGAACAACGCGAAAACATTAACAGTTCCAATGTAGTTTTTTCTCCTCAGTACGATAATTTAGCATTACTTGGTGTGCAAATGCGTAATGGTAAAGAATGGAATGATTTTAATAACTTTTCTTATTATGCAAAGCAAGGTTGTGAAATTATACAAATGGTAAATCCTACTACCGGCAGTTCAGCTGGTTATAGCAGTTCATCTACTGCCAAAAGCCCATCGCATTTATTTCCAGAAATACTAAGGCATCTTTTACGTGCGCCATTGACTGGTGCCAATAAGTTAGTACCTGAAGAAATGATTGATTGGCCCGGGTTCCAAGAAGCCTGCAAGGTGTGCATTGCAAATAAATGGTTCTGGGATGGCGTATTATCTAATTCAGTAAATATTAGGCAATGGGCAAGTGAAAACGCATCATATTTTTTCCTTGATTTCTTGGTAACAGGTGGCAAGATTTCATTGCAACCTACGTTCCCTGTAGATGCAAGCAAACCGTTTCCAGAAGGTTATACGTTGACTGGTGCCTATAACAGGTTGCCACGTATATCAGCATTATTCACTGATGGCAATATCATTGAGGATAGCTTACAGGTAAGCTGGTATCCTGCTGAGCAGCGTATAGCACCACAGGTTGTAGTAACGATACGAGATGAGGTGCCAAATGGTTTTGCTGAAACACGCAGCATTCATGTTCGCTTAAGTAGTGCTGAAGATGCAAATGCTTTATCAGCACCACTTGAAGCGGTTGATTTTACTGGCTTTTGTACCAGTGCTGAACATGCAATACAATTTGCAAAACTACTTATACAGACGCGCCGGTACGTATCACATACAATTACATTTAAGACATTTCCAGACGGTTTAGCTTTAGCACCTGGTGCATATTTCAAATTAGCATCCCAGGCTAGACATGTAGACCGATTTGAAAATGGTTATGTATTAGATGATGGCAAAGTTATTTCAAGTGCTGAATTAAGTGGTACTAATCAAGTGTATTGGTGGCGCCCTGGTATGACGGAGGTGCTATCCGAAAGTATGACAGTTACCAATGGTGTTGTGACAAATAATAAATTTGCTGGTGCTGTATTTACGGTGTACTCAGTTGCCAATAACGCAAGGGTCTACAAGGCGGAAGCGGTTAGTTATGATGAGGAGGGCATGGTTGAAATCACTGGCAGCCATGTGTTTGTGACGGATGCAGGCAATATCGTATATCTGGATTTAAGCGATAACCTGTTCATAGTGGAGAACAACCGATGAGCTTTGAAGGGCCTACCTTCCCAACGCTTGCGCCAACATCGCGGTCATTAGTACCTGGCGATTTTCCTGGCACTAAGTTTTCAGCGCAGAATGGCGCCGAAGCTCGCGTACAGTATGGCAGCAGGCGTACCAATACAGAATTCTCATTGTCTTTTGATAATATTAGTGATGCAAATGCTGCTTTAATTCATGACCATTACCACAACTGTAGAGGTACATTAGGTATTTTTCATGTTGACTACAAGCCAAAAGAGGGTAATCCTGGCTTCCATGAGGGTATATCAGGCGAAAATACAGCAAATAGATTTTCTACCATCCCATGGGGGCTAAAATATAGGTACGCTGAACCGCCACAATTTAGTAGCGTGAAGCCTGGCCGCATGTCGGTTACAGTAAAACTAACTGGCATCCTTGACACATGAGTTACTACAGCGGCAAAGACGGAACCTTGACCTACAACGGCACGGCTGTTGCTAAGGTCAGCAATTGGAGCGTATCTAGCGCCGTTGACCCGCTAGAGACAACAGTATTAACCGATTCCGACCGGAGCTTTGTTCCAGGTATTAGGAGCATAAGTGGCAGCGCAACAATTTTTTATTATGACGATGCAGCCGTACCATTGCTGCAACGCATCATTAAAACAGCAGTAGTAAGTGAAGCTGATGTATTAGTAATAAAGCTTGGCTGGGGTAGTAAATTTATTCAAGGCAGTTGTGTTATCACAAGTGCAGAATTGAGTTGTGCAGTTGGTGAGGTGATGCAAGCTAGCATCCAGTTCCAATTTACTGGCGCACCAACTGGGGTTGTGCTATGACAATATACCTAGGCAATGCTGGCAATATAGAACTAATCAGGGATAGCGGCGACACTATAAGCGGCACGATTACACCGTCAAATGTAAATACCGGTAAAAATATGTTTAGCTTTGATTTTAAGCAAGGCGCATTGATAACGGGTGATTTTGTAGAATTTAGCAGCACTTCTGTATTATCATTTATATCGGGCTGGACATTAACCAAAAGCAGTGCGTTTATTAATGTAGACGAAGCTGGTGGATTAAGGCTTTACACTACCTATGCTGCTGCTGTGGCTAATACAGCAAATGCTAGAATTGCACTGGCAACACCAGGCGCAAATATTGCTATTAACTGTAAAATTATTAACTCAGTGCCTAGAGTGCTGGGGCATATTATACGGTTTGAATTATCAACTGACCGCGAAGCAGTAGATACATCAAGCCTTGGTGATGAGTTTAGAAATCAATACAGCACTTTAATCACAGGCAGTGGCACTGTTGATTGTCAGTTTGATTATACCACGGCAGGCGATGTTGAGATTGCTGTGTATTTGCATAATTTATTATTGCGTCAACAATTTGGCTCTGATTTTAAGGCGAAATTTTATATCTTGACAGAAGGCCAAGCGCAGGGTGCTAACGCTAGCAATGATGCAGTGTGGTATGAGGTAACGGGCATAATGACCAATGCAGCTATCCAATGCACTGCTGGCGATATAATTGAAAGCCGCTTTACGTTTGTAACAACAGGTGAAATTGCGCTTAGGGTGCAAACGGTCACAGCAGAAGAGCTGTTGCTCAATCCAGCAGGTGATAGACTGGTGCTAAGCACCGCTGATGGTGACATTCTCGAACTTGGAGAGGAGATCGCGTAATGGCCAACCAGCGGATAGACCAGCTAAACGCTGAAACAGCGCCAGTAGCAGCAGACGTACTGCCGTTGTATTCAATTGCTGCAAGCGATACCAAAAAAATTACAATTAAAAATTTAGTGCAGCAAGGCGCTGCATTAGTTGATAATGCGTCTATCCCAGCAGCAAAAATAAATTTTACTACCGGCGGTGGTATTGATGGCACTCAACTAGCTGTTGGCAGTGTTGCAGCAGCCAAACTTGATACCAGCACTATCCCAGCTACTGGAGGTCTAAACATAAGCGGTAGCGATTTACAGCTAGTAGCACCTACCAGCCCTATTGTCCGCAACGCAAGTACAGGCAGCCTTGAACATGCTGCATCTGGTGTTACAGCAGGCGAGTACACCAAAGTTACAGTTGATGCAAAAGGGCACGTCACATTAGGTGCATCACTGGCAGCGGCTGATTTACCAGTAGCTACCAGCAGCGTAAAAGGCGCAGTATTACCTGGTACGGGCTTAAGTGTTACCGGTGGCGGCGTATTAAATCACACCAATACTGCTACTGCTGGCACAACAAGCGGGATTACTTTTGATGCGCAAGGTCATATAAGCGGTATTGTTGCTTTAGCCGGTGCAGACTTACCTTTTGCTACCAGCAGTGTAAGAGGCGCTATGCGCCCTGGTACAGGCTTAAGTGTAGATGGCAGCGGAATCGTAAATGTTACCGCAGCTACAAATGCCGCATTAGGCGGTGTTATTGTTGGTTCTGATTTTAGTGTTAGCACTGGCACTATATCACTTGCAACGCAAGCGGGTGTTACTCCTGGTACATATACCAAAGTAACGCTAAACGATAAAGGTGTTGCAACTGCGGCCACAGTATTATCGGCTGGTGATATACCAAACCTTGACACGGCAAAGATTACAACAGGCACTATAGGCGTTGATAGATATGGCGCTAATACTATTACAGGCCCTAAATTAGCTGATTATGCAACTAGTAAAATTAGTGATGCTGTCCCAACCGCTGATTATATTTCTCAATTCTTTTACAACCCCTTAGAGCGCACGTTGTTTATGTGGGATGGTAACGTTTACCAACCTATTGGCGTTACTTTTGGACAGGTTGTATTTTCTGGTACTTATGATGCAGCAACTAATTTAATTACTTCTGTTACTGCTGACGGCTCGGCTATTGGATTGGCTGTAGGTGCAGCGTTGGTGTCTCCGGTTGCTGCAAACACAGCTCATTATGTTGTTGTAGACACGCCTGGCACTGGTACAGCGCCAGCCCCTGCTGTTGCATTAGCACCACCAGACATGTTGCTATCCAACGGGGCTAGTTGGATATTGCTAGATGTATCAGCTACTGTAACGGCTCAACTTGCTAGCAATGTACAATTTACGCCTGCTGGCACCGTAGCAAGTAGCAATGTACAGTCAGCAATACAAGAACTTGATATTGAAAAACTAGCTTTAACAGGCGGCACCCTAACTGGTAATTTAGCACTCAATACAGGCATTGCAATTGTATTTGAAGGTGCTACTACTGATAACTTTGAAACTACATTGTATGTGGTTGACCCTACGGCTGACCGTTCAATACTGTTGCCTAATGTAAGCGGCACATTAATTACCACGGGCGATACTGGCACTGTTACGAGTGCCATGATTTCAGATGGCACGATTGTTGATGCTGATATTAGTGCAACGGCTGAAATTGCAGTTAGCAAATTAGTTGATGGTTCAGCCCGTCAATTACTTCAAACTGATGCTGCTGGTACTGGCGTTGAATGGGCCAGCAATATTGACATCCCAGGCACGTTGGATGTTACCAGCGCAGCCACATTTGATAGCACTGTTGCTGTAACCGGAGCGCTAACCAAGAGCGGCAGTAATGTCGTCACCGTTGGTGACACCGGCACCGTTACCAGCACGATGATTCTTGACGGGACCATCTTAAACGCTGATGTAAATGCCAGTGCTGCGATTGCAGGCACAAAGATTAGCCCTGATTTTGGTGCTCAAAACATTACGACCACGGGCAACATCACTATCAACTCTCAAGGTGACGTTCGCTTTGGTGATGCTGATAGTAGTAATTACGTCGGTTTCCAAGCGCCCGCATCAATTGCGGCCAATATTTTATGGACGTTACCCAATTCTGATGCAGCAGTTGCTGGTTATGCGTTAGTTAGTAATGCTGCCGGGGCATTGAGCTGGGCAGAAGCGGGAGGTGGTGGTGCTAAGGGCGGTGGAACAGATAAGGTGTTTTTTGAAAATGACCAAACTGTTACCACCAGTTACACTATCACTGCAAACAAAAATGCTATAAGCGCTGGTGTTGTGTCGATTGATGCAAGTGCCGTTGTGACGATTCCGGCAAACGCTAACTGGGTGGTGGTTTGATGTATACTGCAATTGTTCCCGAGGTAATCTCATGAGTTTACGGTTAAGCGGGGCAACATCTGGTTATACCGAAATTCAAGCACCAGCAGTTGCAGGTTCAAATACATTGACGTTACCCACCAGTAATGGCAGCAATGGGCAGGTGCTAACTACTAACGGTTCTGGTACACTAAGTTTTAGCACCCCGGCTGCTGGCGTAAGCCTTGGCCTTGTAATCGCACTATCCTGACACCATGGCTGAAACGTTTAACAACGCCAGCGTAAAGCTGACAACCACCAGCGCAACAGACATTTACCAGGCGCCTACTGGTAACGCAGCAGATCGCGCTATTGTGCTGAGCTGTTTAGTTGCAAACGTGGATGGCACTAGTGCAGCCAATATTACGCTCACAGTCACGGATGGCAGCAACACAGTATTGAGCACACTAGCTAGCACAATTGCAGTGCCAGCTGATGCTTCGCTAGAGGTAATTACAAATAAGCTAATACTCAAGCAATCACAGAAAGTCAGAGCTACAGCATCAGCTGCAAGTGATTTGGAAGTAACACTTAGCGCATTGGAGATTACAGTATGAGTAACGGCGGAATTATTGGTGTTATTAATACGCCAACTGCTAGCGTAGCTTCTGGCGTATGGACATTAAATGAAGTATTACTAGCACGAAGCCAAAGTATTTGGCCTGGGCAGCCATTTACTGTTGATTACCTCGTAGTTGCTGGTGGTGGTGGTGGTGGAAAAAATATTGGGGGCGGCGGCGGTGCTGGTGGATTTAGGACTGATACTGGATTTAGTGTTACAGCAGGCACTACTTACACAGTTACGGTTGGTGCGGGAGGTGCGGGCGGTACTACTGGGCTTGGCTCAACAGGATCAAATTCTGTATTTAGCACCATTACATCTGCGGGGGGCGGATACGGAAATTCTGGTTCGGTCGGTGGCGCTGGAGGCGTTGGAGGCGCTGGAGGTGGCGCTTTTTGTGGTGGTGCAGGTGGTGCAGGAAACTCGCCAAGTACGTCGCCATCTCAAGGTAATAACGGAGGTTCTGGAAGTTCTAACAGCGAACCAAATCGTATCTCCGGCGGCGGCGGCGGGGCTGGAGAAGCTGGCGATACGGACGGATTAGGTCATGGTGGCGACGGCACAGCCTCGTCAATTACTGGAACT